TGACAAAAATTACTGAAGTCAAATCTGTTCTAGCAAAATTGCTTGCTACTGAGAACTTGACTGTCGAGTATGCAAATGTCGATACTGCTAGTTTCGATGTTAAAAATCGCATATTGCGTATTCCGACAATGAAAGATTTAGATGCAAAAACTCTAGACCTGTTTGTTGGTCATGAAGTCGCCCATGCTCTATGGACTCCTTGCGATGGCATGGAGAACCTTCCTATCAAATCTAAGAATTTTCATTCAGTTGTGAATGTCGTAGAAGATGCCCGCATTGAGCGACTAATTCAGAAGAAATATCCTGGTCTAAAGAAACCATTCTATCAAGCATACACACAGTTGCATGAGAATAATTTCTTTGGTACAGAAGAAATGAACATTTCTGATTTGCTTCTTATCGACCGCATCAATCTAAAAGCAAAACTCGGTACTCAAATCAACATTGAGTTGACAGGTAAAGAAAAAGAATTCTTTGACCGTTCTATGACTACTCAAACTTTTGATGAAGTTATCAAACTATCAGAAGAGTTGTTCGAATATTGTCAGCAAGAGTTAGAAGAAAAGCAACAGAATTCAGAAGATAATCCTGATGTTTCTCCTTACATGATGCAATCTGAGCAAGGCGATGAGCAAGAGCAAAACGCCGATAATGATGGTGCTGATGAAGGCGAAGGTCAAGGTATGAATGCTGTACAAGGTGATGCTGACCAAGATGCAGAAGAGCAAGGTCAAGCAAACTCTGCTGATACAGAAGAAGATGCCGATGGCGAAGATACAGTAAAAACTAAAGCACCAAATTTAGTAGATGATATGGATGGTAAAGCAGAAGATACTGAAGGTTCTGCTCCTGGTGTCAAATCAATTACTGATATGGCATCTAACAAGAATACCAAAAAGTTAGTCGAGACTGATGAGGATTCGATTCCTCGTTACTATGATATTCCTAAGACTATCAATATCAATGAAGTCGTTGTTCCATTCACCACAATTCATTCTGAAATTGTAGAACATTGGGGCAACACCGAGCGTGTCAAAAATCTGTTGACCAAGACCGCAAAAGAATTCAAAAAGAAGAATGAAAAGGTAATCAATTATCTGCACAAAGAATTCGAAATGAAAAAAGCGGCAGATATGTATGCCCGCGCAAACACTACCAAGACTGGTGTTATCAATTCAAATCTGCTTTACTCATACAAGTACAATGAAGATATCTTTATGAAAAAGACTGTTCTTCCAAATGGTAAGAACCACGGTATGGTTTTCTTCCTTGACTGGTCTGGTTCAATGTCAGATAACATGAAAGGTACTATGGAGCAGTTGCTTTGTCTCGCATTGTTCTGCAAAAAAGCACAGATTCCTTTCTCTGCTTATGCATTCTCTTCTGAGTACTACAAGCGTACACAAACAAATCTAGAAAAAATTCAGTCTCTTAATATGAATGAACTGAATGTTAGTGGTGTTTCGCTGTTAGAACTTTTCAATGACAAAATGAATACTGTTCAATTCAACAAAGCAGTCGAGTTATGTGTAGCATTGTCAAATCTGTATAGCAGAAAATATGGTTATGGTGATTTTGCATACATGGGTCTTCCAAGAAAATATTATCTTGGCGGTACTCCTCTTGATGCTACAATTATTATCGCCCACAGACTTGTTCCTGAGTTTCAGAAAAAAATGAACGTGCAAGTTATGAATGTGTGTTTCTTGACAGATGGTTCAAGTCACACCGTGAGTGGTTGTGTTGGTTACAACAAGTTCGGTGGTGTCGATGCATTTACTGTCACCGCTGATGTAAACTCTCGCGGCACATTCTTTATCCGTGATAAGAATACTGGAACTCTCATTAAGTCTGTCGGTGACAAATACAACCGAGGCGATATGACAAAAGCATTATACATGTCTCTCAAAAAGTCAACTGGTACAAACACAATGGGTTTCCACTTAGTTGGTCAGCGTAATGAGATGCGCTATGCATATGACAAGTACATTGCTCCAACATTAGACAGTGAGATTGCACGATACACATATTTCGATGATTGGAAAAAGTCATTCAATAGAAACAAATGCGATACTTCAATTATCAGTGGATTAGATGAATTGTACATCATCAAAGGTGGTAAAGCACTTGAGGTTGATGATGAAGGTCTTGATGTTGAGGTTGGTGCTTCAAAGCAAAAACTGACCACAGCATTCAAGAAAGCGGCACAAGGTAAATTGCAGAACCGAGCAGTTCTGAGCAAATTTATTGAGAATATCGCCGCTTGATTAGAAAAGTTTTTCACACTTTTGCCATAAATAGTGAAAATAATGCTTGACTAATTCAGTAAAATATGAGATAATGTTTACATAATGATGAGAAAAGGTGATTAATTATGAATAAACGTGAGATGTTTCTTGAGTCCGCAACTGCGATGTTTCCTAAACAGACTGAGTTCAGTCGTTCAGAACTAGTTCAAGTTGCCAATTCTATTGGTATGAAATATGCACCATCATGGATTGTAAAATCTGATGAACATAAAGTTGGCGATGGTGTGTATTCACTATTCGCAAATACTGTAACGGCAACAGTTGCCGAACCACAAACGGTTGCTGAGGTCGTAGAGATGCCTAAAAAGAAATTGCAAGTGTTAGATAGTACTGTCACTAATCTGATTCCTCAAGCATATGCGAACTATGTTCCATTCGGTCAGTTTTCTGATGTTAAAAATATCGTCAAGTCTAAAATGTTCTATCCGACATTCATTACTGGTCTGTCTGGTAATGGTAAGACTATGATGGTCGAACAGATTTGCGCCCAACTGAACCGCGAGTTCTTCCGTGTGAACATCACTATCGAAACCGATGAAGATGATTTGCTCGGTGGTTATCGCCTTGTTGATGGCGAGACTGTCTTCTTTGATGGTCCAGTTATTCAAGCAATGAAGCAAGGTGGCGTATTGCTCCTTGATGAGATTGACCTTGCATCAAACAAGATTATGTGTTTGCAACCAATCCTAGAAGGCAAGGGTATTCTACTGAAGAAAATCAATCAGTATGTACAACCTGCTCCTGGTTTCCAGATTATTGCTACTGCAAACACCAAAGGTAAGGGTTCAGAAGATGGACGCTTCATCGGTACGAACATCCTGAACGAAGCATTTCTTGAGCGTTTCCCAATCTGTATCGAACAAGAGTATCCTTCTATTACTGTAGAAAAGAAAATCATCAATAAAGAGTTGGACTCTCTTGGAAAGTCTGATGATGATTTTGCTGATAAACTGACCAAGTGGGCAGATATCATTCGTAAGACGTTCCTCGATGGTGGCATCGATGAGATTATCGCCACTCGGCGTCTTGTACATATTGTCAAAGCATATGCCGTCTTTGGTGACCGCATGAAAGCGATACAGATGTGTATCAACCGCTTTGATGATGAAACTAAATCTGCGTTCATCGACCTCTATTCGAAAGTCGATGAGCAGATTGTCGATACTGATTTCGGTGAAAGTGTTACTGAACCACAATCAGATGTTGACAAAACACCGTTCTAAGTGTATGCTTAGAACAATTGATAGAGACTGCGTTTTGCAGTCTCGCCATTAACATTACTAAGGAGTGAATATACTATGGCACGACAAAAAACGTCTGTAAAGACAAAAATCATGAATGCACTTTCAACTGGTGAGTCCTTCACCCGCAAGCAACTTGCACGGAAAGCACGGACTGATACAGTCAATGTGTCTCGCCGTATTAGCGAACTGCGCCTAGAAGAAGGTGTCATGATTTACTCTAACCCAACGGGTAAGGGTAATAGTGTATCGTATCGTATCGGTACACCTACTAAGGCAGTTGTTGCCGCTGGACTACGTTCAGTAGCAACCGCCTAATGAGTTAGAGAGTGGAGGGTTCATCTTACACCTTTCTCCCCTCCACTCTCTGCACTTTTATTATGATAAAATGAGTATTGTATGACAATCAAATATAAATTCAAAGAGAGACAACTCATTCAAGAGTTTCAAGAATATATCGATAGCACCTATGAAGGTCACTATTCGAAAGACAAGTTTCAAGCGACCGAGTTCATCATCGATGGTGGACACGGTACTGGTTTCTGTATCGGTAACGTACTAAAGTATGCACAACGATACGGCAAGAAGGGTACTGCTAGTGATGCCCGAAAAGACCTGATGAAGGTTCTACACTACGCACTAATACAACTGTATGTACATGATGAGGATTTGTAATGAAAATTAGTAAACAAACATTTGATGTTTTAAAGAACTTCAGTGAGATTAATGAGAACCTGCTCATCAAACCAGGTAACAAATTGCAGACTATTTCAGTAATGAAAAATGTCTTAGCAGAAGCAACTGTAGAAGAAACTTTTGACAAAGAGTTTGCTATCTACGATTTGAATTCTCTATTGAGTGTATTGTCACTTTATGAAAGTCCAGACATTACACTTAATGATGATTATTTGACTGTATCGCAAGGTAAATCGAGTTCTAAGTTTTGGTATGCTGACCCTAGTCTCGTAGTGTCACCAACTAAAACTATTACAATGCCTAGCAGTGAAGTCAAAGTTCGTATCACACAATCTAACTATACTGATTTGCTTAAAGCATCGAACATTATGCAATTGCCTGATGTTGGTCTAGTATCAGATGGTGATACGATTAACTTAATTGCAACTGACAAGAAGAACCAAACTTCAAATCAGTTCAATGTTGAAGTAGCAGAAGGTACTGGAACTAAATTCAATTTCTACTTCAAGCGTGAAAACTTGCGTATGATTCCAGGTGAATATGATTTGACTATTTCTAGTAAGAACATTTCACACTGGGTGAATACTAACAAGAACCTGCAATATTGGGTTGCTCTGGAGACTGATAGTACATACGAAGTTTAAACAAGGATTATATAATGGATATTAAAAGTGATGAATTTCTGTGGGTTGAAAAGTACCGCCCACAGACCATTCAAGATGCGATTTTACCAAAGCATCTTGAAACAACCTTTCAACAGTTTGTTGAGAGTGGGGATATTCCTAACCTATTGTTGTGCGGCACTGCAGGTGTCGGTAAGACCACAGTCGCAAAAGCACTTTGCGAACAGATGGGTTATGATTGGATTATTCTCAATGGTTCAAGTGAAGGTGATATTGACACCTTACGAACTAAAATTGTAAACTTTGCTAGTACTGTGTCCTTCAGTGGCAAAGGTAAAGTGGTCATCTATGATGAAGCAGATTATTTGACCGCGGTGACGCAACCTGCTTTGCGTAACTTTATTGAAGAGTTCAGTAAGAACTGTCGGTTCATCTTCACTTGTAACTATAAAAACAAAATCATTCCTGCACTTCATTCTAGGTGTAGTGTGATTGAGTTTACTATTCCTAAAGATGAGAGACCTAATCTTGCAGGCAGTTTCTTCAATCGCGTAAATCAAATCTTAGATACTGAGAATGTTCAGTATGAAAAAGGTACTGTAGCGAAGATTGTAGAAAAGCACTTTCCTGACTTCAGACGCACACTCAATGAACTGCAGAAAATTTCTGTTGGTGGTCGTATCGATAGTAGTAGTGTAGATGTAGTCGATGTCGATATCAAAAATGTTATCGCACACTGCAAGCAAAAAGACTTTCAGAAGATGCGTAAATGGGTCGCTGACACTATTCACACAAGCGATGCACAAGATGTATATCGTAAAGTCTACGACACTATGAGTGAGCATCTACAACCGCAGAGCATACCTCTTGTAGTTCTAAAGATTGCTGACTATCAGTATAAGAATGTGCATGTGGCAGACCAAGAAGTAAACATGGTTGCATTCTTTACTGAAGTTATGGTTGACTGTGAGTTTCAGTAATGCCGATACCTTATTTACATCATGAATTATTTGAACTAAATGATGGTCTTCTATGCAAGAAGCATGTGATAGAAGGTATCGGTCCTGTCGTAGTGATTGACCAGACTTACAAATACCCTAGTGATATTGCACTAATGCTAGACCAAGCATGGGTTCCTTCTTTTCACTATGGTAGAAGTAGTTCTAATTATAAAGACTACTATGATTGCAGATATAATATTCAAATTACGAAAACAGGTCATGTCAAAGAAAATGAAGTTCAACTTTTAATTAGAGATATGGCGAAGAACTATCTTGGTTATGATTGTATTGATGAGGAACTTGATTATACTTTCAATTGCTTTACATGGGTAAACCCACCTTCAAGCAATGATGTTCAGTCTATGCCACATCAAGATAGTGAAGGTAAATCACATATTGCATCTGTAACTTATTTCAATGATAATGAAAACCACGGCACAGCATTTTATTCTCATTGTGATGCCGAGCAAGAAGAAGTTATAGACATTCGGTGTGATATATCGAAGAATGCAGAACTAGTTGAAGTGATTACAGGTAAAAAGAACAGAACT